CCTCAAAAGACCAGGTTTCTTTTCCATGACGGACAACTTTAATCATCATCATGAATCTATTGCTAAGATCAAAGATCAGTCTAAGCATAATATGATGGTTATCCCGGACGAATGTATTAACGATGCTCTCTATGCTTATCTTCGTAGGAATGAGTATGATGCATACCCTGATAGGAAAACGAAATTGGCCCATATGGTGCGATTAGCAGCTAAATGGGATCAGGGTTTATTCAAACTGAATGACCAAGGTAAGAATCTTGACGCGCTAGCTTTGAATAAGTATTTCATAACCATACAGAAAGTTACGGATGCGAAGGATACTTCGTTTCTGTTACAGGAAGTGAATGCTTATCATAGTAACACCAGCTCCAAGATACATAGACTCCTGGGAATATTCGGCTGTGTACCTAAGGTTCATAGACTCGGCCGTTTAAACTAGAAGAACCCCTGTCTAAACCAAGGAATATACGCGATGTGCTCAAGCTATATTCCGTTTGCACTGAGGGCACACCAGTCCAACCAATGGCTTCTTGGAAGTACCCCACCCTTTGTCAACGCAAGGGTGTGTTTTGTGAAACCAAGGAATATGAAAAGATCTACAAAGTACCGAAATTACTAGAAGAAGAACGTTATATTATGTCAAATTGTTGTCACAATGAATATGTAGGATTTAGGAATAGATATTTGAAAGTAATGGATAATAACACAACTTACATGACTGATATAGTAGATAAAATACTTGATGATCTTGCGGATAAGCTAAAACCACATTATAACGGACCTATTAAATTGAATGATTTCTTGATTGGTAAGAAAGGGAGATTGAGAAGAAGGTACGTTGATAGTTTTAATGAGATAGATAAAGACGGTTTCAACATCGAAAGAGACGGAGACTGTTCAGCATTTGTCAAAAATGAATTATACAACGAGTTAAAACCACCAAGATTGATAATTAATAGGAATCCAAAGTTTAGTATGGTATATGGTTTATTTACACATGCATTAGAGGAAGCGATGATGAAACTACCACAGATATCCAAAGGTAAGAATTTCTTAGAAAGAGGGAAGCAATTTGCCAACCTTATTTTTGGGGCCTGGGCTTTAGAAGGAGATTGTAGTAAATTTGAGGCGAGTCAGCGACTAAGGTTGCTGAAACAAATCGAATTGGGTCTACTTAAAAGATTGGAAGATGGTCCTAATTATAAAAGATTTAGGAAATTATTTTGGAGGAAAATGAAGAAGGATGGTTTCACACAGAACGGGCAGAAATTCGGTTTTAGAGCGTGCCGAGGTTCTGGGGATGCAGATACTGGTTTGTTTAACACACTAGTTATGTATGTTGCATGCATGTATTTCGAAATTATTAATGGATTAGAGTTAGGTAATTTTATTTGTGATGGCGATGATAATATCATCAAGATGCCGGTGGGCAAAGAAAATTACATTAACACTTTTGCACATTTTGGTTTCGACGCAAAATTGATCTTGAGAAAAGATTATCATGATATAGACTACTGTTCAGGAAAATTTATTAGATATAATAGTTTAGGTGAATTTATATATATTCAAAATATTAGGAAAATCATTAACAATATGACTTATTTTAGAAAATTAAATTTTAATCATTGTAAAACATCATATTATCATAGTTTAGGCTTCATGTACAAGAAATTGTACGGAAATTTGCCATTGTATTCAAACTTTGCAGAATTTCTGTTGAGAAGTACACCTTCTCAGAAATTGCAACCAGAAATTTTAAAAGAATTGAATCCAATCTACGAAGAATTGGTTCGTGGAAAAGGCTACAACATTAACTGGGATTACACAGCTAAGGTAGAGATAGCAATGTGTTTTGACATGACAATAACTCTTATAGATAGTTTTAGTAAGTATTTTGATGAGGCGATTATCGAGTTTAGGAAGGATGAAGATAAGCGATATCGCAATGTTGGATTGAAGGTAACAATGCCAGCCACCGAGCAAGTAGACTTGGTGGAATCGAGAGTCTGGGCGGTGCTAGATTTTTGATTGAG